AATACTACGCTAGTACCATTGGTTGCTGTGTAATCTGATGGGTCTAAATGAACACCATTTTTAAATACATCAATGTACCCACTATCGTAGGCTAAAATTGCACCACCAGTATCAGAATGAGAAGCACCTGAAAAAGTCGTCTGTCCTGCTGTAGCAATATATTTTGCTCTCATAGATGTCCCATTTACAGAACTCCCTGCGTTGGCAAACGAGCTTCCATTGTAGACTTTCATGGTATCTGCTGTCGTATCAAACCAAAGAGTTCCCTCTATTGGATTTGATGGTGCGTTAGCTGAAATTTTATAAGTGTTATTAAATGCGTTTATATCTGTTAAATTAGTAGCAACAGTGTTAATTGATGTAACTGTGCCTGAAGTACCCAAATTTCCAATTTCTGTATTTAAACCTGCTACTGTATTAATGTTTGTTTGGTTATTTTTAACAGCCGTAACATCTGCTGAAATTGTATTTACTCCACTAATATCTGTTCTAATAGCATAAAGAGCCGCAATTTCTGTATTTAATCCTGCTACAGTATTTACATTACCAATGCTATTTCCTACTAAATCAACATTAGTTATAGCATTTGCAACTGTATCTATTTCAGATGTTGTCTCGTTTAAATCATCTGCAACAGTTTCTACTTCTGAAACTGCTTCTGCTAAATCATTAGCTACTGCAATAACTTTTGCTATGTCTGTCGCTACAGTAGTTACTGATGGCATATTATTAGCCACAGTATTAATATTTGTTGAATTATTGTTTACTGTCGTTATTGCTGAAGCAGAATTATTTACAGTATTTATAGCTGATATATTTGAAGCTACTGTTGTTAAAGTTGTTTTATCTGCCGCAGATAACCATGTGTTTTCTAAGTAATGTTTTGTTGCAACATCTTGGTCAGACGTTGGGTTTGCAACATTTGTAAGTCTTTTGTTTGTAGCGTCCCATTGAAAATTTGTATTAGAAATCTTAATAACATCATTGGCATCATCAATAGCTTCTTGTGACATAAAGAACGCTTGGTCACTATCAGTATCTAAATCATTCTCTGTAAGAACTGACCCAGAAGCATAGTCTACTAATTTAGTAGTTTGTGAGGTTTTACGTCTAATCTCAATAGCTACTGCATTTGCAGGAGCAGTGTTAAAAGTAAGTGTTGTTCCTGCGGCATTTAACGTGAAAGCCGTAGTTGCTACACCTGCAAGAGTAACTGTTAGGTCTCCTGTAGTTCTATACGAAAAAGGTATAGAATATGCTGTTGTACTGTTATTACCTGTATAACGTACAAAACTATTTGCCATGTGTGATTTTCCTTAATATTTGATTAGGTTTTACTAAAAGTGCAGGTTTATTGACTATTGAGTAAGTATCTCAATGTAGTTCTTTTTAGCTCTCTTTTTAGCGTTCTTTTTAATAAGTTTTCTATCTTTTCTCATTTTCTTAATTTGAGGAAACTCTTTTAATAATAGTTTTCTAGCTTTTGCTTCAGCTCTATGTACATACTCTAATATAAATTTCTGTCTTTCATCAACACCTGCAATAGTCCCATCAGCCTTTTTATATAATTTGCTTTTAGGGTCTTGTATTACAGTCTCAATTAATTTTTTAAGAGTTAATCTTTGTCCATTATAAGGTAAAGTAACTTCTCCTGTAAGTTCTCTCCACCTATCATAAGCTGTTTGCTCTTTATCATTTTTAATAGTTCTTAAATCTACACCAGATTTTCTATCAATTTTTGCAGGTGGTACATATTTAAAATCTCTATTTTCGTAAAACTTTTGTATTGCAGGATTGTTAGTTTTAGTCATAGCAAAAGGTGAAGACCATAAACCTGTCTTACCTCCTAAACCAAAGAACCAACCTCTGTCTCTATCAATTACTTCACCATACATATTACGTTTAGGCATAATACCATCTTTACCTTTAAATGGATTTAACGCTAATAATCTATCATTTAGAGTAAATAATTCTTTTTGGTAATCTTCATCAATTCTACTCATATATCTTAATCCACCAGATAAAGGTGTAACTTTGTAAAAAGCTCTAGCTAGTATAGAAGCACTAACTTTGTCAGGTGACCTTGTAGAAACAAAATCATCACTAAAGAAAAAGTTTGCAGTTTCAACTATATTTTTCATATAAAATTTAGAGTTAAGATTTCTAAAGATAGAGTTCACAACACCCATAGATAACTCTGTCATATCTTTTTGTACTGCTTCAGGTATATCTTCATTGTATCTTAAAAACTTATTCATACTATCTTGTAAGTCAGCCATAATAAAGAATGGCATCATTATAGGGTCAGCTCTATTTAACTGAATATATCTACCATCATCTGTTTTATAAGAATAAGGTTGCCAACCTGTAGTAGCTTCTCTTTCAATATTTTCTCTATAGTTTCTTGAACCACCACCAGTAATTTTACCTGATGCTACTGCTCCAAATGCGGCTGTCCATAATGCAAATCCCATAGTTGCTCTAGCGTTAGCTTCTGCCGCCGCTTCTGGGTTTATATAATTTCCATCTTTACCTTTTTTTAAAGCATGTCTTGTACTTAACACTGCTCTGTTAAGAAGAGGTAAGTGTTCAAAATTCCATTTAATTAAGTTAGATGGAGTGTTAATAAAGTGTAAACCTAATGCTCTTGTCCATCTATGTTTACTTGTAAAAGATAAAACACCACCTGTAATACCACCTTCCATTTTACCTGTTTCAGGGTTCATAGAATATGCAGATTGAGTATATGTACTTTCTCTAGCATATTGTAAAGGGTCGTTAACTTGTAATTTGTTTACATCTTTAATTGTGGTACTGGTCATGTCAGCAGTTTCTATTGCACCACCAGAGGCAGTTTTTTGATAATCTGCTTCTAATTCTTTAAATCTAGCTTTGTAATCATCATCTTTAATTACACCTTTCCAAAAACCTTTACCTGTTTCTTCTCTAATTTGTGTATTAACTTGTGAAGCTACTCTAGCTTTGTAAGTCATAGTTTTAAGAAATTCATCACCTGCACTTAAAATTCTCATAGGAAAAGTTGTAACGTAACCTATTGGTCTAAATACATATTTATCAAGCCCTACACCTACTGACCCCATTCTGTCAGTCATAAGTCTTGTTGTAGCTTGTAACCATTTTTGAAGTTGTCCTTGTCTAATGTTGTTATCAAACTTCATTTGCTTACTATCAAGTATACCACGACCTTCCATAAAACCTCTTTTAGCCGCCATTAACGCATCTTTAGTATAAAGTATTTGATGAATGTAAGTGTCTGCGGCTTCGTTAGCTAATTGACCTGCTCTTTTACTATCTTGTGGAAGTAAATATGCGGCTCTAACTAGCATAGTTAAAGGTTTCCATTGTGTTTGAAATAAACCAGATACAATGTTAATTGCATGTGTATCAGGTGAAGATAGTAAGTTGTTGTTAATAAACTCTGATGCTAAATCCCACTTGTCAACTTTTCTAGCATTTTGTAATGCCATAATAACTTGGTCAGTGTCATGTAGTTTTGCGATTGCTTTATAAAATTCTTTTGGCTTTCCTGTTTTTAATGTTGCCATTTCAGGGTCTTCAGGATTTATTTTAAGTTCTGCGGCTCTAGCTTCATTCTTACCTACCTGCATAAACTTCATAGCTCTTGCTACGTTTCTAGTAATTTCTTTTTGATTAACTAAAGTTTCTCCTGCAACAGCTTGTCTTATATCTAACTCTTTTAAGATTTTAGCTTCTTGGTCAGGTGTAATATCTAAATTGTGAAGTTGATTAGATAGTTTTACTATGTCGTCACTTTGTTTAGCTAACAAATCTCCATGTGCTAATATTTCAGCATATAATAATTTATCTTCTTTAGCTCTTGATTTACCTAATTTAATAACTGCATTAGCATCTAAACCTATAATTGCCGCTTGTTTAATTGCATATCTTTCAGTAACTACATCATCAATTATCTTACCTTCTCTAACCATTTCATCAGCAAGATTTTTTAAATGTAATCTAACTTTTTTAGGATATTTATAATAATTTAATTCTTCTTCTGGTGGTTTACCTGTTCCAATAGTTTTTCTTAAATTACCATTCTTTCTTAAATTACCAATTTTTTCATCAAGCGTTTTTCCTACAAGCTGACTTTCTGTTGTAATTCTATCTACTGTAGCTTTATCTAAATTTTTATATAATGCTTTATCAGGTTTAGGTTCTGCTAAATCTTGAAATAATTGTTTACCTGTAATTTCACTTCTACCATATTCGTGAATATCTTTTAAATTTTTAACTGCTGTATTTTTAGAACCTCTCATTCCAAGTTTAAAACCACCATAAGAAAATGCACCACCAAATACAGTACCAAAACCAAACCCTGCACCTGTAGCAATAGCACTTCTTTTAAGACTAAACTCATCTGACACACCAGTTTTAACTTCTGTAACTTGAAGCATTGTATCTTGTGCTGTTGCAACTACTGCACCAATTTTAGCTTCAGTCATTGCACCTCTGTAAATTGCTTTACCAATAGCTTCTTTTGATGCTACTTTTGCTGTTTCTTCTAAAACTTCTTTATTAATTTGACCTGCAACTTTACCTTTAAGAGCTTCTGTCAAACCTTTTTTATATGCAACTTTAGCGGCTTGACCACCAATACCAAACGATATTAGATTAACTGGGTCAGCTATCATTGCTCCCCCATTGTCATATAACCATGAACCAAAACTTCTATTTGGGTCATTCCAAAATGATGGCAATGCGTGATAAGTAGAAGATATATAAGCTAATTGTGCATTTCTGTCATCACTGTCAGTAAACGCATTTGCTAAATCTTTAGTCATAGCACCTGTGTTATTGTTTCTCCAAGACCTATCATTGTAAAAATACTCTAACAAATCAGCGTGTGACATTTCAGAAAATTTATTAAATCCTCTTGAAGTAATCTCGCTTTCTCCATCTCTATGTGTGTAATAACTTCTTAATGTATTATAAAACTCTTCTGTTTGTATCTCATCAAGAGCTTCTTCTTCTGTTGTTACTTTTCTTAATTTGGAAATTGTTGATGATGCTGAAATCGCATCTGTTGCTGTAGAAAGTTTCTTTTTCTTTTTTTTGTAGCCTGATAATGTAGCCATATTATTTTAATCCGTAAGTGTTAGCAATTAAGTTTATAATAGTTTCTATATTTTGTTCATCTTGTTCGTCACTACCCTTCATTAATCCTAAATTTTCTGTCATAGCTTCTACAAGAGAAATAAAATCTTCTTCACTCATTGCTGTAAAAATATCTTGTGTAAATTCTGAACCTAAAACTTCTTTCATATATTTTTGTATGATTGGAACTTGTATTTTTTCAAAAGCTATTTCGTCAGCCGATTTACCATCTTTACCTTTTATTACTCCTTTAAATACAGGAACTCTAACTTTAGTTTTGTTGTTTCTTATATTTTCAGCAATTTCATTTACATAATCTTTTAAAGTCACCTCAACACCATCTCTAGTAAATACAATAGTGTTGTCAGCTTTTTCTTGTTCTGCAATTTCTGCCGCTTCCATTTCTTTATCTATTTCATCAAACTCTTGTGTCATTCGGACACCTTCAATAGTATCTGTAACAGGAGCTTTAAATTCCTCTTCATCATTACCTGTCCAAGTTTTAGTTACATACTGTTCTACTTCAGTAATAAAATCTTTTCTCATTTTAGAAGTAACATCTAAACCTTCTGCTTCCCATCTTGCTTCTTGTTCTTCAATTTCAAAATTAATATATCTTAAAACATCAGCTTCGGCGGCTTGTGCTGTTCCTAATCCGTCATCACTTCTTATATATTTTTCTTTAACTACAGCTATAATTGACGCTTTCGTATTGACATAATGATGGTCAGTATCATAAATAGGTTTTAATCCACCTGTTTCATAAGATTTTTCATATCTATCCCATCTTTTATTTGCACTGTCCCATAAATTTTGAGGTATTCCTTCCTCAACCATTGCTTTCATCATATCTGCATGAGAAGAAAATTCGCCTAAAGAAATACTTAACAAGAAATCTTGTGACCCTGCGTAATCTTTTATCATTCTGCTTTCAGGGTCAGAGTTAAAATATTGTGTAAAAGCGTCCATGTCACCTGCATTACCTTTACTTGCTATAGCTAGTTTTTTTTGTAATTCTTGTAATTGTAATGTTGATTTTGGTGTGCCATCTTCGTTAGGTGTGAATGCTTCAACCCATACAGCTTGTGTAGCTTTGGCTGTATTGTATTGTTCATCTCTTCTTTCTTTTTGTATTACAGCATCTTTCTTTGCAGTAAGTGCCGCTTTTAATACATCTGTATTTTGATTTTTTCTACTATTTAAAGAACCTAATTCTTGACCATTAGTACCTTTACCTAAATTTAAAGACATAATCTTTTCTGCTCTTTCTATATCTTCAAGGCTATCTGCTGTATCAATAATAGAAGCTACGTCTTGTCTTATAGCTTCCATTAGTTCTGCGTTAGTGTAAAATTTTGTTAGTTCTGTGTTGTCTCCTGTACGAAGTGTAGTTCCAAAAGATTTCCATTCTTCTACATATCTTGTATCTAAATCTTCATTAGGAATAACTGACAATACCTGTCTTACTTCATCAATTTTCTTTGCAGAAGCTAGTTCTCCTCTTTCTTTAGCATCAGCTACATCTGCTTTATTTTTCCAAACATTATAAAATGAACCAAACCCTGCCATAAAAGAACTATCTTGTCCTTCCATATCAGGTAAAAACTTTTTGCTAAAATCATTTAGATTGTCTTTTGTAATGTCATAATCACTTTCCATTGCTAAAGTCATTTGTTCAATAACTTCTGCCGCTTTTACTTTACCACTGTGAAACTGTGTAGTAGCATCAATGTATTTACCAGTTAAATCTGGGTGCTTACCTGCAAGTATCTCTCCTTGTATAGTTTCAAGAGTTTTACCTGATGCTTCTAATGCTTGTATCTTTTCTATAGCTTTATCTTTTTTATTATTAATTCTTAAATTTTCACCTATAGCAACTGATTGCGAAGCACTAGCTAATGATTTAGCTAAACCATCTGACGCTGACCCTGTTCGTACATATCCTGCGTTAGCCGCACCATAGTATTTGTTAGTTGCTTGTCTGTTATATTTTATAGCCATTATTATTTCTTCGCTTTCTTATTGTTTTGAGAAGTTTGGTAGCCTTCATAAGCAGAACTTGCGACATCAATTATTAATCCAGTTCTTGATGGTTCTGTAGGGGAAGTTAAACTATTATAAGTTTTTGCTTGATTAGCGTAGGCTTCTGATTGTTGTTCTTGTAATGTTGTTACATCTTTACTGTAATCTCTACTAATAGTATTCCAATCATCATCAAACATTGCACCGATTGATTGAACAATTTTTGTACTATTACCAAATCCTAAATTTAATGATTGTGCAATTTCACCATCTCGTTCTTTTTTAGAACTAATTTCTGCTAGTGTTTTTTCTCTATCAGCATTGACTTTTTCTCTGTCAATTTTAGTCATGTCATGTAAATATCCTTTATCGGCATTTCGTCTTGTTGTCTCTTGGTCTCTTCTGATAGCTTTGTTTTCAGCTTTCTTTTGTTGATATTGAACAACTGAACCTGCTATCTGAAGTGCCGCAGGAATACTACACATATTTATTTTACCTCTTTCATCATTAATAAAAATGGCATCTTACCGATACCGAAATCTCCTATTTTTCTTTTTGGCTCAAATCCTAAAAATTGTAACCATTTTAAACTTTTCCAATTTCTTTCATCTACAAAATTGTAGACGTACTCATAATCTTTACTCATCTCTGTTACCCATTTAGGACATTCTTGAATAAACTGGTTAATATGTTTAAACAAATCCTCACTAGATAATAACCAAACTACTCCGTAACCTTTTTCTTTAGATGGAGTAGAACCAAACATACCAATTACACCTTCTGACTTTGTTCCAATAATAGAATAAATTTTACCTTTTTCTGTAAATGGTATTACTAACGCTTGTAATGGTGATGCACCATCTGAAGCCATGATTTCTTGTCTGTCACCTTTTCTAATCTTTGGTGCTAACTCTAACGCATCTTTTAATTCTGCTTTTCTAACGTAGTTTTCTTTCATTAAATCCTTCTTGCTCTATTGTGATAATAACCTTCAACCTCTGCACCTGCGATATATAATGGCAAGTGAGATGACGATTTAATATCTAAAATAAATTCTGTGTTTCGACATTGTACAGGTACTCTTAATGTGCCTGTAGCTATGGCAGGTTGTCCTACGATTGATGTAGCTGTACCAATTACATAACCATTCATAATAGCTGTTGATGTACTTCTATTTGTAGGAGTAACTTCTACTTGGAAGAACCCACTGTTTTCAAAATTAAATGATATGTTTCGTATTTGGTATCTACCTGAAGTTACCGCTACTAATCCTCTTCCAGTATTTTCTCTTACATACTGCGTAGACATTCTGTATTTACTTTCGTATGGCACACCAATGTATAACGCTGTGTGATTTCCAACGATTGTATATGTTGAACCTGACGTGTTTGTAGCTTTATAGTTATTACCATTAGTTCTATCTACAGCTATCAATCCAGTTTTTGCACCATAAGGTGATGTAAACGTAGTTAAATCTGTTGAACTAGCATACGTTCCTGTAACTGAAGTTTTAAGGTCAATGTAAACTCCATGACCTATTGTTGTATCTTTTAAATTTCTTAAATCTATTTTAACTAATTTTGTAGTTGTACCTTCTGAAACTAATAAATAAATAAAACTTTCTAAAGACATACCACCTATAATTTTAACACCTGTAAACGTCCACTTAGACCAAGCGTTTTGTACTTTCTCTCCACCATCAAAGAAATACTTATAGATGTACATTGTGTTAGCGTATGTAGTAGACACTGTGCCACTATAAGGAGCTGTTTGACTATCTCCTGTATCTGATGTTAAAAATATTAAATTATCTTCTGTAGTGTTACTTATAATTTGATAGCAATTTGTAGGAATTAAATTTCCTACTGATACTGTAATGTCCATACCATCATTTGTAAGTGTATCATCATCAGCAAAGTATTCTCTTATTGCTGTATTGTTTGTTCTTGCTTGTGCAAAGTATGCAAACTTACCTGCTGATACTGGACTAACTTTATCATCATGTTCAAATGAAGATACTTCATTAAGCATAGCTGTTGTAGGTGATATAGTTT